TGGATGACTTTAAAGGTGATATTATTACGTTTGCAGGTATGGCTACAATTAAGCCAAAGAAAGTAAACGCAGCTTTAATTGCTGTGTTACTTGAACCTGCTGCAGGTGTTGAACCTTAATAATTTTTTGTTTTAACAATTAAAAGGCCTGTTATTACTAATGGGCTTTTTTTATAACGTTTAAGAATGATAACAATAAACAAAGGTGAAATCAATAAAGTAGTTTTAACTCTTTCAGAGCGCACTACAATAGTTGATGCAACTTATTTATTTACTTTCATTAATGATCAATCGGATGTTATAAAATCATTTATTGCAGAAGATATTTCACTCAATAAAATACGTTACAATCAATTTGCAATAGAAGAAAATGCAGTAGAAGATTTAGTAAATGGAGTTGTATCACTAGAGCAAGAAGGAAGCTGGACTTATGCAATAAGAGAACAAGCTAGTACAACTAATTTAGTTGTTGCAAATAGTGGTGCAATTGTTGAAATTGGTATAGTAAAAGTCTTTGATAGTTCAGCTGCAATACCTACATTTACACAAGAAATAACTGAAATAAAAGTATTCAATGGCTAAGTTTGAAATAGTAGATAAAACAAATAACATTGCGTTCTTAACACTTGAAAAACATAAGCGTTTAGAATTAAGTGATTTGGAATTGCAAGGCTTTATCCGTTGGGGTAAAGATAATTTGTACATTAATTTTTTACTTGATTTATATCAACAAGACCCCGACCATGCTGCAATTGTAAATTCAAAGGCATCTTATTTATGGGGCAAAGGATTAAAGGCAGTAAATGTTGAGCAAGAAGAAATAGCAAAACAATTTTTAGCTTCTTTTAATCCTTATGAGAGTGCAAACCAATGGGGAAAAAAGATAGGTTTAGATGCTGAATTTGTTGATGGATTTTTTGTAAATGTTATTACTGATTTACTTGGTAAGCCATTACATTACTATCATTTACCTATTGCTAATTGTAGGTTAAACAAAGAAGGTGATATACTTCACTTTTGTAACGATTGGGAAAAACAATATCAAAATCCAATAACACAATACAGACTTTATACACCAGGTTCTAAAGGATCATATTTTATTCCTTTTAAATTTTACAAACCAACTAAAAATAAAATAAGTTCACTGTATCCTGACCCATCTTATAAAGCTTGTTTGCAGGATATTTGTAGTGATACTGAAATAAGCAATTTTAATTATAATTTTATTGCAAATGGTTTTACTGCAGGTACTATTGTTACGTTTTTTAATGGTGAGCCAGATGCGGAAACAAAGAAAAAGATTAAAGAAAAAGTAATTGATAATTTTACGGGAACAGATAATGCAGGTACTACCATTATTAACTACGTTGATAAAGATGGGAAAGCTGCAGAAGTAACTGCTATCAATGTAAATGATTTAGACAAGAAGTTTGAAGTAAGTGCAAAGAGAGCATTACAAAAGAAATTAACAGGGCATAGAATTACAAATCCTCAATTGTTTGGTATTCGCCAGGAGGGAACAACCTTTAGCGCAAAGAGTGAATTAAGAGATTCATTCGAGTTGTTTTTAAATAACTACACTAAACCACGTCAAGTTGAATTAGCAGAGTTTATCAGTAAGTTATGCTATTTAAAAACGGGTGTTAATATAGAGTTTGAGTTTGAGCAAAACGACCCAATCGGATTAGACCTTTATACGGACCAAGATTTAACTCAGGATGAACGCAGAGAATTAAAAGGATATGAGCCACTTACACCAATTGCAGAGCCTAAACTCGATGCTAATGGTGTTGAGATACCAATGGAAACTACAACTGGTAACGATGTTTTAAATACATTAAGCAGAAAGCAAGTAACTAACTTATTAAAGGTAGTTGATGACTTTGGTAAAGGGCGCACAACTAAACCTCAAGCAATGATTTTATTAAAGTCATTTGGTTTAAGTGATGCTGAGGCTACTGAGTTTTTGGGCGATATTCAACAACCTCAACAATTTTCGGCACATGATAAACACGATGCTATTTTAATGCAATTGGAATTATGCGCTCAAGATGAAAATACAGAAGATGAAGTGCTATTTGAAGAAGAAGTGAATTTCAAAAGTTCAACGGATGCTTTAAAGTTTGAATTGTCAAGGCAAAAAATGTACTTTGCAGAGCCATTTAATATTTCGATTACAGCGTTAAAAGCTGGTATCTTAAACGTATTAAAGGGAAACCCAACGCAAACACCTAGCAGCATTGCAAAGGCTTTAGGAATAAGTGTTGATAGGGTTAGTAGTGGTATTGATGGCTTATTAAAGAGTAAGTTAATTGACCCGAACGCTAATGCTTTTGACCCAACGGATAAAGCATATAACAAAGAAACTGCCCCACTTGAAATAAGCACAGTTTATACTGTTTATAAATATCAAGTAAAAGATGACGCACCAGCTTTAAAAGGTGGGAGTTCTAGAAAATTCTGTTCAGATTTAATGAAACTATCAACAGGCGGCAAAGAGTGGACTTTTGAAGCTATTGACAAAATGAATAACGATATGGATTTGAATGTTTGGGATTATCGAGGCGGTTATTATACCAATCCAAATACAGGAGAAACAGAACCTTATTGCCGACATATTTGGAAAGCAATTACAAAAATTAAAAGAACAAAGAAATAATGGCAGTAGTATATTTCATAAATATAAATTCAGTTAAGGAACTTTCTTTAATAGATGAAAACGTTGATAACAAATTGCTGTTACCTACTTTATTGAAGGTCCAGGATATTGAGTTGCAACGTATTTTAGGAACACCATTATTTAATGACTTTAAAACTAAAATAACAGCCGATTCAACTTTAGCTACTTACCCTACTTACTTAGCTTTAATGCAAGACTATATTAAGCCTGTATTGGTTTATTATGTATGTATGCATTCTTTGTTTGCTATTCGTTACCGATTAATGAATAAGGGTGTATTGGTAAAGAACTCTGAAAATTCAAGTGCTGCGGATTCGGTTGAGGTAAGAGTTATGAAAGACGAATTTAGAATAACTGCAGAAAGTTATGCTGAGCTTCTTACAAAATATTTAAAAGAAAACATTGCAACGTTTCCATTATACGACGATTTTTCGCAAACGGGAATGAATGCAAGTGAAACAAATTACACAACTGGAATAGACTTATCATAATGACATTATTAACGCTATCACAAAATGTAGAATTATTTAAGCAATTTGCTTACTTGCATCTTAACTTAGGTAGGGGTGTAAGTAATGAGCATTTCTTTTTTGGAGATAGTTGGGAATTGGGAGCATCAATACCCCCAAAATATCCTTTAATGCAAGTTGGCTTAGTTAGTGATTCAACTAACTTACAAACATACACTAGAACGTTTAGAATTGAATTTACAGATTTAGTAAAAAAGGATGAAATTAATGAGTTGTTTGTTCAAAGTGATATGAACTTGTTAGCCTTAGATTTTTTGCTTTACATGGAAAATATTAAGGATTCAAATGATTTAGGTTTAATTATTAGTGATAGCATTACTTTAAATCCATTTACTGAAAAGCATGATGACGAAGTAACGGGTTATGGTTTAGAATTTAGCGTTACGGGACATATAGGGGACTTATCATGTGCTTTACCAATTGTGCCTGGCAACTACTTTGAAAATAATTACATCTTTGTAGGAGGGGCAAATGCAGGTGATTTTGTAGTTGAGATTAAAGACCAAGATGGAAATGTACTACAAACATTTACGACAAGCGGAAGTTACACTGTAGAAGTTTTACAACAAATAATAGATACAATAACAGGCAATACATCAACAATTATAGATCCAATTAATTAATGGCAAATGTAGATATAAGAGTAGGTAAAAAAAATGATGCGTTTTTTGCAGCAAATACTACTTTAGTTTTAAAAGATGGACAATTTATTTTTAATGAAACAACCCAAGAATTATACATTGGTGATAATGTTACTCAATTAAGTTTATTAACACCTATCAATGGTGGCGATACAAGTAACTTAGTACCTTATACAG